TTCTTCCAATACCTCTCCGATTCAAACCAGTGTTATTCATCACAGCCCATTTGCAACCGATCAAGGCCAATCGTAGCCAATGACGACCAATCCAGACCAAGCGCTGAGGGGGTCGATAGAGCCTAGAATACATACGCCACTGCACACAGGGGCTTCCCGTATGCAAGAAGTAGCTGACTTGGCTGACCATTTGGAAATGCCGTTGCTTCCGTGGCAACGCTGGGTTCTTGATGATTATCTTTCAATAGATCCTAACGGAAACTTCCGCCGGAAGATTGGCGGCCTACTTATCGCACGTCAAAATGGCAAGACACACCTAGCTAGAATGCTAATTCTTTGGAAACTCTTACAAGGGCAGAAAGTCTTGGCGATGTCTTCAAATAGAAACATGGCGTTGGATACTTTCCAAAAGGTTGCAGGTTTATTCGAAGAATTCCCATTCTTAAAATCACAGGTAAAGGCGATTAGATATGCTAACGGAACTGAAAAGATATTACTTAATAACGGCGGCCTTTACGAAGTCGCTGCTGCTACACGTGATGGCTCTCGCGGTAAGACTGTTGATTTCCTTTATATTGACGAGCTTAGAGAAATTGGGGAAGATGCATGGACGGCTGCTCGACCAACTACAAGAGCAAGACCTAACTCGCAGACTTTCACTACATCTAACGCTGGTGATGCGTTCTCAACAGTTCTTAACGATATGCGCGAAAGGGCTTTCGACTATCCACCGCCAGAGTTCGCGTGGTATGAATACTCAGCTCCACAGTTTGCTAAAATTGACGATAGGAAAGCGTGGGCGCAAGCCAATCCTGCTTTGGGATATTTATTTGATGAAAGTGCCATCGCAGAATCCGTGGCTACTAACAGTGTCGAAAGCACTAGAACCGAAACGCTTTGCCAATGGGTTGATTCGCTCGCATCGCCGTGGCCAAATGGATCATGGGAAGCAATCGGCGAAAAAGATTTAACTATTCGAGAGGGCGCTTACACAGTCTTTGCATTTGATAAATCACCATCAGGCAGGTTTGCTAGTTTGGTCGGTGGCTGGCTTATGGATGATGGCCGAATTGGAGTAGCCATAATTCAAAGCTGGGAGAACACAGTCCAAGTAGATGATTTGAAAATTGCTGGTGAAATAAAGACTTGGATAGATAAATTTAAGCCTAGAGTTACTTGCTACGACAAATACGCAACCCAAACCATCGCTGATAGGTTACAAAGGGCAGGAGTGATTACCGAAGATATCTCAGGCGCTCGCTTCTATCAGGCTTGCGGTGATTTGCTCGATAGCATCGTCAATTTACGCATGGCTCACCCAATGCAGCCAGAATTAGACAAGCAAATGAATAACGTAGCTGCTAAAACCAACGATAGCGGTTGGCGTATCGTCAAACGCAAATCGGCTGGCGATGTATCGGCTCCTATTGCCTTAGCAATGGTCGTTCATCAGCTTCTAAAACCTATTGCAAAACCAGCAATTTATTCACTTGAATAATAGTTGAAATTTCAACTATTCTGCTATACTTATACATATGGGTATATTTTCGCGTAAGACCACATCACCAGAAGCACCTGCATCTAACTCGATCTTGGCGCAATATGCCCCCCAGATTATGGGTGAAAACCTTAATCAATTAGTTACCTATATAACTCCAAGATTACAACGCAACGACGCTATGAAATGCAGTGCATTAGCTCGCGCACGTAATTTAATTTGTGGAACTGGCGCAACTATCCCGATGGCGTTATATAAAAAATCTACTGGAGAAGAATTAGGCTCGCCATTATGGTTAGAGCAACCATCACTAGCTCAGCCAAGATTTGTAACTATCAGTTGGACACTTGATTCGTTAATGCTTTATGGCGTTGCTTATTGGGAAGTTACAGAAGTTTATGAAGAAGATGGCAGACCTAAGCGCTTTGAATGGGTTGCAAATACTCGCGTAACATTTGATTTAGATTTATATAACACTACTGTTAATCAGTATTACGTTGATGGCTTCCCACGACCAATGTCTGGTATTGGTTCGCTAATTACCTTTCAAGGTTTCGATGAGGGAGTTCTCGCTCGCGGATCACAAACTATTCAAGCAGCTTTAGATGTGCAAAAGGCAATGGCTATCGCTGCATCTACTCCATTTCCGACTGGCGTAATTAAAAACACTGGCGCAGAAATGTCCCCAGCAGAAGTGCAAGGAATTCTAGGTGCATGGAAGCGCGCACGCGATACACGCGGAACTGCTTACCTAACTGCAACACTTGATTACACTCCAACTTCATATTCACCTAAAGACATGGTTTATGCAGAAAGTTTGCAATACCTTTCAACTGAAATCGCAAGACTTTGCAACATTCCCGCTTATATGCTTTCAGCAGACATGAATAACTCCATGACTTACTCAAATGTTATGGATGAGCGTAAGCAATTCTTGGCCTATTCTCTTATGCCATATCTTGATGCTATTGCAGCTCGTTTATCTATGAACGATATAACTGCAAATGGCAATGAAGTTCGTTTTGAAGTTAATGATACTTTCTTACGCACCGAGCCGTTAGACCGCTTGGCAGCAATAGAGAAAATGCTACAACTCGACCTAATCACAGTAGAACAAGCGCGTGAGATGGAAGAACTAACCCCTATGGGAAATGACGAGGTAAATTAGTGGATAACAAAATCCTAACCTTTAGTGCGGAAATAATCTGCGATGCAGAAAAGCGCACTATCTCTGGCAAAATCGTTCCTATTGGAACTGGCGAAGTCGGTAACACCAGCGCAGGTCGCGTAGTGTTTGAATCTGGCTCAATTAAACTTCCAGAAGATCCTAAGAAAATTAAACTTCTTAATCAACACAACATTAAAGAGCCTCTAGGCCGCGCTCAGTATTTCACAGAGGGCGCAGATGGACTTTATGCTTCATTTAAGGTTAGTGCCAGCAACAGAGGTTCAGAAGCTTTGATTCTTGCCAGCGAGGGACTGCAAAGCGGCTTATCTGTCGGCGTAGAAGTAGAAAAGTCATTTAACAAGGCAGGAGTAATGCATGTTACTGCTGCTAATTTGTTTGAAGTAAGTTTGGTAACAGAGCCAGCTTTTAAGTCTGCTCAGGTTATCGATGTCGCGGCATCAGAAGAAGCAGAAACACCTGCTGATGAAGATGCAACCACACCTACAAAAGAAAGCGAGGAAACTGTGGAGAATACTCCAGAAGTTTCAGCAGCTCCAGAGGTAGAGGCAGCATCAGTAGAAGCCGCCGCACCAAAGGTAACCGCTGCAAAGGTTTATGCGCAAGATCGCGTTAAGCCACTAACAGGCGCTGAATATCTTTCAGCAAACATCAAGGCAGCAATGGGAGATGATGAGGCTCGCCGCATCGTTCGCGCTGCTGATGATTCAACATCAACAAATACAGGTCTAACACTTGCACCACACTTACAGACCTTTATCACCGACACATTTACTGGCCGTCCAGCATTTGATGCGGTAACACGCGCAGCACTTACAGAATCAGGCATGAGCTTCACAGTTCCACGTCTTTATGTTAATGCTACAAGCGCTAACACTGCTCCAACAGTGGCAGATACAAACGAGGGCGATGCACCATCTGAAACAGGCATGACTTCTGCTTACGACACAGTAACAGTAAATAAGTTTGCTGGTTTGCAGCGTGTTTCATGGGAACTTATTGACCGCTCATCACCAGCGTTCATGGATCTTATGATGATTGAACTTCGTAAGGCTTACGAAAAGGCAACAGATGCAGCTCTACTTGCTGAGTTTGTATCAAGCGGAACAACTGCTGCTACAACCGCAGCAACCGCAGCTGGCTTACAGTCATTCATCTCAACTGAGGGTGCGAATGCATACAAGGGAACAGGTGGCGATTTCGCTAACAAGCTAGTCGCTTCAACAGATGCATGGGCAGCTATTGCTGGCTTTGCTGATACAACAGGTCGTGCGCTTTATGCAGCACAAGGTTCAACAACAAACGCATCTGGTTCAGCAGTAGCTTCATCAGTTCGCGGAAACGTATTAGGAACCGACTTAATCGTTGATCACAACATCACCACTTCAGGCGTTGTAGATAACTCAATGTTCTTGGTTGCTCCATCATCAGTTTATGCTTGGGAATCACCAACAACTCAACTTCGCGTAAATGTTCTAACTTCTGGCGAAGTAGAAATCGCGCTATACGGATACCTAGCAATTTACTTGGCTAAGTCAGGTAAGGGCGTTCGTAAGTTCAACCTAACCTAATCAGTAATTAACTATCTTGCTCCCGAGTAGTTAAGAAAGGAAACGAAATGCCAAGTATCATCACAGTAGCCCAATTGAGGTCGGTGCTTGGCGTTTCGTCTTCCCTTTATTCAGATGCATATTTAACAGGAATTATAGACACTGCTGAATTAACAATTTTGCCATTATTGCAATCTTATTCAAATTCTATTGCTCAATACAGAATTGAAGATGGAACTTGCGTAATGGAAACATTATTGCCTAACGAGTTCAAAGCAGGTCAAAGCGTGGTCATCGGAAGCGTTGCAAGCGCATTAAATGGCACGCAAACCATCACAGACACTATTAGCAAGGAATACGAATTCTCGTTTGCTACAAACGAAGCTGATGCAGATTGGACACCAGTTATACCAGCTGGAAGCGCCTATGTAAGTGGAAAAGATGCCGCAACTCTTTATGCATCTAATGCGGCAATTGAAAGCGCAATTACAATCGTTTCAGTAGAAGTATTCCAATCAATAACCGCAGCAGGTGGGCAAATAGAGGGCGTGGATTTCCAGCCTACACCTTACAGAATGGGCAGATCGTTGGCGAACAGAGTAGCTGCTTTACTGAGCCAATATCGTGATGCAGCAGGCATGGTTGGCTAATGCCATCATCTATTGCAACTAACATTCGAGGTGCTTTAGAAACTTCTCTAAGTGGCGTAGCAGCTTCCGTCTATTCCGAGCCACCAGAAACAGTTATCCCACCTGCTGCAATTATTGTGCCAGATGAGCCATATATGGAAACCGAATTCATCGGTGATGATTCAGTCCGTGTTAAGGTAAATTACACAGTAAGCGCGGCAGTGGCTTATTACTCTAACGCTGGATCACTAGATAATTTAGAGCAGTTAGTTATTTCAATACTTGCAGCTTTACCGCTTTCCTATATTGTGGGCAACGTATCAAGACCGAGCGTTACCCAAGTAGGAGCAACATATTTGCTGGTTTCAGATATTTCTATCAGCACTTATTACACACAAACAAACTAAGGAGAAAACGTGGCAACACAGGTAATCACAGGGCGTAACATTTCGCTCTCATTTACTGGTGGCACAGACATCGAGGCGCAAGCGACAAGCGCGGTGCTAACAAAGGTGAATGAGCGCCAGACTTATCAAACACTCGATGGCGAAGCATATAAGACCACTAACATCAGTGGAACTTTCGCCTTAGAAATGCTTGCCGATTGGGGCAAGACAAATTCAGTTTGCGAAGCCATTTGGGCAGCAGCTGAATCAGCACCTGACACCGCAATCAGCGTAACGCTGACCGCTGCAACAGGCGCACAATTTGTTTTCGGCATAATGCCGGATTTTCCAACTGCTGGCGGTGCAGGAATTGATGCACAGACAGTTAGCTGGAACTTTAAGGTCTATCAAGGCACAGTTACTGAAACATTCAGTTAAAAAGGAGATCGGGAGCAATGAAGTTACCAATAACAATTGAATATACAAACGGCAAACAAGCAACCTATGTGGCGCAGCCGCCTGAATGGGTTAAATGGGAGTTAAAGACTGGCAACACAATTTCACAGGCACAAGAGAAGATTGGGCTGCATGATCTTCTCTTTCTTGCCTATCATGCTATGAAGCGTGAAACGGCAGGTGCTACTCCTATCAAACCTTTTGAGGTTTGGTGCGAAACTGTTTTAGATGTGATTGTCGGTGAAGCAAACCCAAAAGCCATCCAGTCGGAAGCATCAGCCGAGCAATCTGGGAACTAGCAATAGCTTCTGGAATTCCGCCGTCAGAGTTTCAATCGGCTGAAGATTTACAAACAGTAATGGAATTACTAAAGGAGCAACATGGCGCAGGATGAGGCACTGGCTTTCGACCAGACCGAACTTCGTGCGCTATTTCGCGCTTTGAAAGCGATGGATGATGAGGGGCAAGCCCAAGCCAAAGAAATATCTGGCGGGCTTGCTTCTTATCTAAAAGATAAAATTACAATAACTGCTCGCGGTCGTGGGCAAGATTCAAAAGCAGCTACTCGTATTGCTGAGGGTAGCCGTGTTAAAAAGTCATCAAAGATTGGCGAGCTATCTATTGGTTTTGCTAGCCAGCGTTTCTCAGGTGGTGGCACTACTCAAATGCTTTGGGGTGGCAACGAATTTGGATCTAATAAATATAAGCAGTTTCCTGTTTGGTCAGGCCGTGAAGGTCGTGGCTCTAAAGGTTGGTTTATCTATCCAACGCTACGCAAGGAGCAACCTTACATAATTAAAGAATGGGAAGCAGGCTTCGCTAAGATAGCAAGAAAGTGGGATAGTTTCTAATGGCTGCAGCATCGAGAACATTAACGCTTAAACTTCTTGCTGATATTGATAATTTCCAAAAGAACTTAGCAGTAGCGGATGCCAATACTTCTGGCTTCTCTAAGCAGGTAGAAAAGTTTGGCGCAGCCGCTAAGGCTGCATTTGCCGCGGCTGCCGCAGCAGCAGCCGCCTATGCCATTAAATTGGGCGTAGATGGCGTTAAAGCGGCGATAGAAGATGAGCAAGCACAGGCAAGCCTAGCTCGAACCCTACAAGCCGCCACAGGAGCTACAAACACTCAAATAGCGGCAACTGAGAAATATATTTCCAAGATGCAACTAGCCACTGGCGTTGCAGATACAGATTTGAGAAGCGCTTTATCTCGCCTATCGCTATCCACAAATGATTTAGGTAAATCACAAGAATTACTATCGCTTGCACTTGATATTAGTAAATCTCGCGGTCTATCGCTTGAAAGCGTATCTAATGCGCTAGGTAAGGCCTATGACGGCCAAATGACTTCTCTTGGTCGTTTAGGTATTGGCTTATCTGCAACTGAACTTAAAGGCAAGTCATTTACCGAAGTTCAGCAGCGCCTTAGTGATTTATTTGGCGGTGCCGCAGCTCGTAATGCTGAAACCTTTCAAGGCAAAATCGACATCATGCGCCAGCGATTTGCTGAGTTCCAAGAATCGATTGGCAGCGCAGTCATTCCAATCTTGCTCAAACTATTTGAGTTTATCGACACCAAACTAGCACCAGCGTTTCAGTGGCTAAAGGTAAATGCTATTGATCCTGTTGCTAATGCAATCATGCGTAACAAAGATGCTTTCCAAGCATTTGGCGATATTATCGCAACTTATGTGGTGCCATTATTAGGCGGTGCATTATTGGGCGCTTTGAAGTTAGTGGCAAACTTAGCTGCAAGCGTTATAGATATTTTAGGCAATGTCGCTAAAGGCATTACAGTATTAGTTAATGGTGCTATTTCAGGAATTAACGCTTTAATTACTGCTTACAATGCAATTCCATTTCTACCTAACATTTCGAACATTCCTAAAGTATCTGCACCAACAATTAACGTGCCTAAAGTCTCAACTAGCGCAGTAGGCGGTGGTTCCACAGGAATTAGTATTCCGTCAGTTCCTACTATTAGCACTCCAACCACAGGCGGTGGTTCATCAGGCGGAACGGCCGGCACGACAAGCAATCCAACTATCGCAGCAGGTGCCAAGCCATTCTCAACACCGATGAGCATCAGCAGCCAAAACCCAATAGTGATAAATGTATCTGGCGCTATTGATCCAGAGGGAACTGCTCGCACAATTGTAAATACTCTTAACTCTAGCTTCTATCGTGGCACAGGTGGCGCTGGCGGTTTGGTTGATTTGGGATGACGGCTTTTAAGCCTATATGGCAAGTCACTATTGGCGGAGTTAATTACACAAATTACATTCTTTCTGATTTAACAATTAGTTCTGGTAGAACCAATATTTACGAACAGGCTTATGCTGGCTATTGCAATTTAATTTTAATTAATCTTGACCAATCTCAGGTTGCTTTTGATATTCAGGAATCAATCACTATTTCTATTCAAGATTCTAATGGTGATTACGTGCCTTTGTTTGGTGGCGAGATTGTTGATATTGGCATCACAGTTCAAACCGCTTCGCAAGTAGCCCTTACTCAGTCAATTAACATATTAGCGGTGGGCGCTCTTGCTCGCTTGCCTAAAGCCTTAACAAATGGGGTATTGACTAAAGCTCTTGACGGGGTTCAAATTGAACGTGTATTGCGAGAAGTTTTATTTAATACTTGGAGTGAAGTTCCATCATCAACAACTTGGGCTACCTACACAGCTGGCGTGACTTGGGCTAATGCCGAAAATAATGGGGTTGGTGAAATTGATACAGGCAATTATGAATTAGCCGCTAGATCATCAAGCCGAACCGATGTCTATTCTCTAGTCAGCGCGCTTGCCACTTCTGGACTTGGCTACCTCTACGAAGATGCGCAAGGTCGCATTTCCTATGCCGATTCAACCCATCGCACAAATTATCTTGCTACAAATGGCTATACTGAAATCAGCGCCAATAAAGCTCTAGCACGTGGGGTTAGCGTTCAGACACGTTCTGGCGATGTCCGTAATGACGTTACTGTGGTCTATAAGAATGGCGGCGAGGTTTATGCAAGCGATACTGCATCAATTTCTAGCTATGGACAAATAGCGCAAATTTTCCAGACTTCATTAGAAAAGCAAGTAGATGCGCAGGCGCAGGCAGACTTCTATTTGACCTTGCGCGCTCAACCGCAGGCTAACTTTAATGCTCTTACCTTTGAGCTAACCAACCCAGAATTGACTAACACCGAACGCGATGCGCTAATCAATGTATTCATGGGCTTACCTGTATCTATAACTGACCTGCCGCTAAATATGGTATCTGGCCAATTCTTAGGCTTTGTTGAGGGCTGGACATGGCGAGCAGGTTTTAATCAATTATCTTTAACCATTACTGCATCACCAATTTCGTTTAGCTTACAAGCTATGCGCTGGAACGATGTGCCAATGGTTGAAACGTGGGCAACAGTTTCACCGACTTTAGATTGGCAAAATGCTACAATAGTAGCCTAGAAAGGAAAATTATGGCAAACCCTACTACAAACTTTGGCTGGCAAATGCCAACAAATTCTGACTTGGTCACAGACCTGCCAGCAGATTTTGAGGTCTTTGGTCAGGCGGTTGATACCACGCTGGTTGATCTAAAAGGCGGCACAACAGGGCAGGTATTAAGTAAAGCTTCCAATACCGATATGGACTTCACTTGGGTTGCACAAGATGATTCAAACGCAATTCAAAATGCTATTGTCGATGCAAAAGGCGATTTAATTAGCGCGACGGCAGCAGATACTCCAGCGCGTTTGGCAGTAGGAACAAATGGTCAGGTATTGACCGCGGATAGCACCCAAGCAACTGGTCTTTCTTGGGCAACTCCGTCAAGTGGATCAATGACTTTACTTACTTCAGGTTCTTTACCAACTGGAGCAAGCACCATTACATTAAGTTCTATTTCACAATCTTACAAAAATTTGCGTTTAATTATTAAAAAAATGCAAAACTCAACAGATGCGACAAATTTCAATATGCGATGGAATGGTTCATCAAGTGCGATTTATGATTGGGGTTGGGATACAGGCGTTGCAACGATGGCGCAAACTTTTATTAGATTAATGACCAACATTGATAATACAACACAAGATGGATTTACTTTAATTGATATTCCTGATTATGCGAATACCACTACTTACAAATGGTGTTTAGTTTATGGCTGGAATACTAATACAACAACAACATCGGTAAATAGAAATATGTATATGGGTGGAAATAATTCCACTTCAGCAATATCATCAATTACTATTTATGGTGAAAGTGGAACTAATTTTGATGCTGGAACTTATGAATTATATGGAGTTAATTAATGTCTAAAATAATGATTTGTGAAATAAATGTCGAAACTGGTAAAGAAATTATACGAGAAATGACTCAATTGGAATTAGAACAACATGAAATTGATAAAACTAATTTTCAATTAAATCAAGAAAAAGAACGTTCAAAAGCAAGCGCTAAGGCTGACTTACTAGAAAAGCTAGGGATTACTGAGGAAGAAGCCAAACTGCTACTCTCATGAGTATTCAGAAAGTCCTTGATGCTGCAAGAGCTGAAATCGGATATAACGAAAAGCCGAACAATAATAACAAGTTCGCTAAGGTGGCTGGTCATGCCAATTATCAGCCGTGGTGCGCAACTTTTATTAGAGCTTGCTTTATTAAGGGCGAAGAAGAAAAAGCAATTCCAGATACAGCCTACTGCCCTCACCTCGAATCATGGGCGAGAGCTAATAATCGGGTCGTTCCAACCGCCGAAGCTAAACGCGGTGACTTGGTATTATTTGATTTTAGTAGAAGTGGGCGAGCCGAACACGTTGGGATTGTCAATATCAATTTTTCTGCGAAGAACCCTGAATACCTACACACCATCGAGGGTAACACTAGCGCTATCGCAAGTGGATCCCAAGACAACGGAGATGGCGTATCCAAGAAGAAACGTCCAATATCTCTCATTCGCCTTGTAATACGACCAGACTGGAGCAAAGAATGAACCTAAAGAACCCTTATGTATTAACTGCTGGTGCTTTTCTAGCAGCTTGGGCAAGCAGCAACTTCTCACCAGATTATCGCTCAGTATTGTGGGCGGTATTAGCTGGCGTATTTGGATACGCAACTCCTAAGAAATCATGAGCGTTAGCGACTACGTTGCAGTAGTAGTCGGCATTTGTTCGGTTACTGCATCTATTTTGGCAGCTCTTAGATTTATGATTAAGCATTACTTGGCTGAACTTAAACCTAATGGCGGCAGTTCTATGAATGACCGATTAGCGCGTGTCGAAGACCAAATAGACCAGATTTATCAGATACTTCTGCAAAAATAAGACATGGCTCTAAATGACGGCAACTGCCGAACGAATGGCATTTACTGGCTAATAGAAGCTACTGAGTGGATAGCGAGCGCAAAACATGGCAAAGAAGAAACCAAGCCGCGTTAAGACAGTAAGACTAGAGGATTACACACCTTTAGAAATTCATGCTATCCAAATCCGAGAGTATTACCTTGCCCTACGCAAGGCAGGATTTGATGTAGAAGCTGCACAATATCTGTGCGCTGCATCTGCTGGCTGGCCTGATTGGTTTACTCCAAATCTGCCGGAACATGATCCATATAATCCTGATTTTACTCCTTACGAAGATGAGGATGACGATTAAGCGACGAATTCTGGTTATATCAGATTTACAGGTTCCTTACCATCACCCACAAGCAGTTAAGAATGTGGCGAAGCTAGTCAAACGCGAAAAGTTTGACCAAGTGCTATGCGTTGGCGATGAATTAGATATGCAGAGCCAAAGCAAATGGGCTAAGGGAACACCGCTAGAGTACGAGGGTAAATTAAATGAAGATCGAGAGACTTGCAGAGATATTCTTTGGGACTTGGGGGTTACCGATGTTACCCGTTCCAACCACACCGACAGGCTCTACCATACTTTGCTCAGAGGAGCGCCAAGTCTGCTCGGACTTCCTGAGCTTAATTACCCTAAGTTCATGGGGTTCGATGAGCTTCGAATCAAGTTCCATAACAAACCCTACGAATTCCTACCCAACTGGGTGCTAGTGCATGGCGATGAGGGAAGCCTTAACCGCAATGCTGGTGGCACCGCAGCTGGCCTAGCCAATAAGTTCGGGGTCAGCGTAGTCTGTGGGCATACCCATAGGCTTGGCCTACAAGGGGTTTCTACGGGCTTTAAAGGCCGTTTTAAGACACTTTGGGGCTTCGAAGTAGGGAACTTAATGGATAGCAAGAAAGCGTCTTATTTAAAGGCTGGAGCTGCTAATTGGCAGATGGGCTTTGGCATTATTGAAGTCTATGATAAGAATGTAACCGCTATTCCCGTGCCTGTAAATGCAGACGGGTCTTTTACTGTCTATGGCAAGGTTTATAGATAGTTATCAAATCGTTATACGCCACGACATAAAAAGAGCGCATTAGTAAAGTAGCCTAAGACTGTGGAAATACCACACAGAAAGGGCAAAATGAATTCAGATCTAGTTTTATACCTAGCCATGATTGCAGCAGCAGTTATTGGCTATGCGCTTGGCTGGTCAAATGGTTATCAGTTAGGCAAAGCGTTAGGTTTCCGGCGTGGAAAGTCGGTTGGAAGTGCGCGCTAATGACGTTCTCAACGAAGCTCACGACATCTTATTGCAGCGTGAGGCAAGATACGACGATTTTCACGTTACGGCGATACGAACTGCGAGTATCCAGTCCGTTATCCATGAGGAGCGACGAACTCCAGAAGCCTTTTGTCTGGACATGGTCGCAGTCAAACTTGCAAGAATATTCAACTCACCTGACCATTTGGACAATTATCTTGATGCCATCTGCTACCTTGCAGAAGCAGCTGCATTAGTAAAAATGAAAGAGGTTGAATAGTGGCATTTAACTTAGAAGATTACGAAACAGTCGAAGAAAGACTAATCAAGTTTTGGAAAGAGTATCCAGATGGAAGAATTGAAACCGAAATTGTTGAAGCGAGTGGAAGCAGATTTATCGTCATGGCAAAGCTCTTTAGAACAGAGGCTGACTCAAGACATTGGACATCTGGACATGCTTTTGAAGTTATTGCCGAAAGAGGCGTTAATGCTACAAGTGCGCTTGAGAATTGCGAAACTTCTGCTATCGGGCGCGCTTTGGCGAATGCAGGTTTCGCTACCAGAGGCAAGAGAGCTTCTCGTGAAGAGATGGCCAAAGTTACTAGAGAAAACAAATTTGAAAAGAAAATTGCTGAACGCGTTTCGGTAGAAGAGCCATCAGATCCATGGACAATTGAGCAAAAGCCTATGCCTGTGGATTTAGACGAGGCTTTAACACAATTAAATGAGGGCATAAAGCCAACAGAAATACCAACGTGTAAGCATGGAGCAAGAAAAGAGCTGCAAGGGGTTAGCAAGTATAACAAACCATATTACGGAATGGTCTGTCCTGAGCGCTTAAAAGAAAACCAATGCGAAGCAATTTGGTATGTAATGGATAAGTCAGGGCGATGGATACCACCAAAGCCAACAATAGAAACAGGAGAATTGAACTAATGGGCTATCTACGAATAACAAGACCAGACGGAACAGAAATTCTGTTTGATGAAGATGATGAAATTACAATTTATGAGGTTTGCGATACTTGCAACAACCCAAGACCAAACTACGAGCTTACCAACGTGGGCGGACAGACCGATGCTGATGCTATTTGGGAATGTAAAGCTTGCCACGGGGTAAATAAGTCATGAGCTGGGTATTAAAAGAAGTCGATAAAGACGAATGCGACATTTGCGGATCCTGGGCAACTGTGAATGTCTATCGTAGGCCTTTAACCTGCGAATGTAGCAAATGCCAGGAAACCAATAGAAGCAAATTTGAGTATTTCCACGTTTGCGGTAATTGCTTTAACCAATGGGCTAAAACCAATGCTCAATACTTGGAGCTTGACTAGTGGCTAAATTCGCTATCGCTGATCCACCTTATTATGGCAAAGCAAAGCGTTGGTATGGCGAGGGTGGTTGCGGTCATGGCTACGGCAAAGGACAAGCTGATAATCACCCAGAAGCTCACATTTGGGATACGCCAAAACCACATATTGAAATGATTGAACACTTAGAAGCTAACTATGATGGTTTTGCTATAGCTACAAGTGTTATGGGTTTAAATGTGTATTTGCAACATATAAACCTAAAACCTGCAAGCGGTTATCGTTTATGCATTTGGCATAAACCTATAAGCGCTCCTAGTGGTAGTCGCATTCGTAATGCTTATGAACCAACCATAATTTATGTTCATCCAGAAAGACGTGGTTACAAAAGCCACACAAGAATGGATGATATTAAAACTATCAAAATTACAAAGAATGGCTTTATAGGAGCTAAACCAAAAGAGTGGGTTTGGTGGGTTTTAGATTTGATGGGTGCTGATAAAGAAGATCAAATAGATGATTTATTTATTGGATCAGGTGCGGTTACACAAGCTATCGACGAATGGAAAGGCTTGACTAATGGTTCAAAATAGTCGTAAGGTTCGAGGGCGGCGCACAGAGCTAGTAGTCGCTACTTACTTCCAACGCTATTGGGGAAGTGCTGAGGCAGTAGGTAGCGGCGCTAGCGGTTCTGATATTAAAAATACCCCATTCGACATAGAAGTAAAGGCTCGCTCTAAGTTTGAGCCGCTTCAATTCATTAAACAACAAAAACAACGCGATGAGGGCAAACTAAAGTTTGTTGTAATGCGTTGTAATGGTCAAGGTGAAAACCCAGAAGATTATGTGTTTATAGCACGACTAGGGGACATGATGCCATTACTTGAAGACAAGGTTCCAAGTGAAGCAATAGTCAGATGTAAAGGCTGCGGATCATGGACAACAGAGGGCAGAATTTGCGAGGTATGCGAAATAATCCAAAATGGTAAATAACTGCAAACACATTTATGAGGACATGAAAACAAATGATTGTCCTTTATGTGGATTGCCAGCACATTCAACAGATTGGAGCTTAATTGCTAAAGAGCATCAAAAATGGGTTAAAGAAAACCTTGATTTCAAATATACATGGTGGTCTATCTAGCCTGTGGATAACTTCCGACACGCCCGAACAAAGGGGAACAAATATGGCTCTGAACAGGACTTTTGTCTTAATGCTTGACAGGCATGGTACGCTTATGGCTAGAGCCTTTCAGAGGCTCACCGCGAGCCGCTTGCGGCTAGCTCGCGGGGTAGCCTGCGCTATTGGGATAGCTCTATGCAGTGCAAGCCCAGCAGGTCAGGCGACAACTAGCCAAACAGAATTAACTCCATTTCGCTACGCTTCATTCTTAACAAGCCAAGTAGAAGCTTCTTGTCTATTTAAGATAGCGCTAAAAGAAAGCAATGTTAGATATGATGCTATAAATAGATCATCAGGTGCTTCAGGTGCTTGGCAGTTTATGAATAACAAGGTAAGAGATTTAAGTCCATTAGAACAGGTAGAATGGGCTATACGATATGCAGAAACACGCTATGGAACACCATGCAACGCATGGGAGTTCTGGAAAGAGAACTATTGGTGGTAATGGCTACTTATGAATTTAGATGTTGTGGTATTACACAAGAGATAACAGTAAGCATAAGAGCTAAACTAATAGCACCTAAATGCAGTGTATGTAATGCAGATATGATTAGGATATATTCAACAACACCAGCTATATTCAAAGCTAAAGGTTTCTATTCAACTGATAACAAATGAGTAATATAAAACGTAAGCGTGAGTTAGGCTCGCGTAAATGGAAGAAGCAACGCGAGTTAGTCTTTCGCATGAAAGGTCATGACTGTTATATCTGTGGTGAGTGGGCTGATGCAGTGGATCATGTGATTAGTGCTAAGCGTGGTGGTGGTAATGAGCTAGAGAACTTAGAACCAATATGCAAATCATGTAACTCACGCAAGGGTTCGAAAGAATATGCGGTTTTTTTAGGGCGTAAGTCCAC